CCAGATGAGCGTCGATCAGTTGTACGGCTGGATGGGCTACTACCTGCTCGAGCCGTGGGGCGACGAGTGGCTCAGAGACGCAGTGGCGATTGCTCAGAGATACAACGCAAACCGAGGTAAGCGGCAGCCAGCCAAGAAGCCAGAGGAGTTCCTGCCGGTTCCGAAGCGGGCACAGACACCAGATCAGATCCTCGCCACGCTGAACGCGATCCCGCGATGAAACCATGGCAAACAACTTTGGCCGCGTAAACGTCAGCATTACCGCCAGCACTGGCGGTCTCACTGCCGGGCTATCGAAGGCCGGGCGGCAACTGAAGGGGTTCCAGAAGGGCGTTGGCGGTCTGTCTGCCTTGAGCGGCACGCTCGGCGGCATGATGCCCATGCTGATGCCGGTCGTAGGTGGATTTGCCACGCTGGCCGGTGCAGTTGCGGCCCTGACTTCGGCGACACGTTCAGCCGAGGCTCTGCACAATCTGTCGCAAGAGTTGGGTGTTGCGGCCGGTGAATTGCAAGTCATGCAGCAGGTGGCCGCCGAGTCTGGAGTGAGCCAGCAGCTGCTCACCACTGGGCTGAGGCGAACGGCCCGCATGGTTGGAGAGCTGGCCCAAGGCACGCCGGCTGCTGCGAAGGCGTTCGCTCAACTTGGCCTGACGATGAACGACTTTGCCGGGCTCAGCACAACCGAGCAACTGGCATTGATTGCCGACCGCATTGCAGCCCTGCCGCCGCACATGCAGGCCGCAGCCGCCATTGACATCTTCGGCCGTAGTGGCCAGGGGATGCTCAACTTCCTGCGGCAAGGCGGGCAGGCGTTCCGCGAGATGGATCGCCTGCTCACCGACCTGGGCGTGAAGATGAGCGGCCCGCAGGTTGCGGCCATCGAAGCGATGGGAGATGCGATTGGCCGGCTGGCCCTGCCGATGCAGGGATTCGTCAATCAGTTTCTCGCAGAGCTGGCACCGGCCATCACTGCCGCCTCAAGCGTGCTGGTGCAGTTCTTCGCAGAGAACACAAAGGGCTGGACGATAGCCAAGACGCTGGCGGATGGATTGGTATTCAGCATCCGCATGGTCGTTGGTGCGATGACGCTGCTCACTGGCATCTTTCAGGTATTCATGGCGTTGGGCTCACAGATCGGCCAGATGTTCAGCGAGGTTTTCAGCGTCATCCTTGATGGCGTGGCAAACGTGATGAGCGGTATGGCTGGTCTTGCGGAGGCGGCTGGGTTCACAGACCTGGCAGGCTCGCTGTCGCAAGGTTCTCAAGGTGCGTCCCAGTTGGCCGCCGGTGCGTCGCAGATGGGCGACATGTACGGACAGGCAGCCGCCGACACATTCGAGCAGGCCGTGCAGAATATCGGCAGTCCATTTGCGGCGTTTGACCGTGAGTTTGCGGCAGCGCAGGCCGCCGCTCAATCATCTGCCGCTTCCGCCGCCGCCACGTCTGCCGGCCAGAGCATCGGTGCCGCCATCAAGGCCGCCTCGTCTGAGCTTAACGCCATCGTTGTCGGCACGTCTGGCGGCGAGTCTTACCGCAACATGCTCGCTCGTGGTGGCGATCCTCGTCTGAGTGGTGCAGACGCTGCGAAGCAAACGGCCGACAACACTGAGCGGGCCGCAGACGGCATCGAGGACGTGGCGTCTGCTGTGCGTGACATTCCTGGCTTCGGCCAAGCCCAGCTGGCAATGGTGTAACCGATGGCAATTAGCACCGTCAGGCAGCTGCGTTCGTTTCAGTTCACTGAAACGAAGAGCGAAAAGGGCAGCATTCAGTACGCCGGATCTGTTGAACTGCTGGTGATCTGCAACTCAACGCCAAACTTTGGGGCCATCAAAGACGACAAAACAAGCTGGCCGGAGTTCTACAACCGCAAGATCCCGCAGATCAACGACGAAGAGGACGTTGGCGGAATTATTTTCTATGTAACCGGCCGTGACTTTGAATATTACGACGATGAGAACGAGTTCTGCGTCAAGGTGACGGTCAAGTACGACAGCAAACCGGTCACGGACAACGACGAGCCAGATAAGACAGACGAGGAGCGGACGTGGCTCAAGATTTCCGTGCAGTCGCTGCAGGAGCGACGGCCGGCTAGCGAGTCAAATCAGGCCAACCCCAACGTACCAATCAAGCCGCCGCTCAATTCCGCTGGTGATCCGGTGGATGGGCTTGAGGAAGAGACTGCCCTGCTGAGGCTGACGTTTACCAACACAAACGTGATCGCTCCAAACTTCCCGCTGCTGTTCACCTACCTCAACACGTGCAACCAGATCGCATTCCTTGGGGCGGCGCCATACACGTTGCGGGTCACCGGGTACGGTGCGGATTTCGACCAGAAGAATCAAGTGTGGTCCGTCTCTGTTGAGTTCACGTACAACCCGGACGATTGGAAGATCCGGTATTACGACGTGGGCTATCACGAGATCGTCAACGGCGAGCGTCTGGCGATCATGGACAAAGGCGGAAATCCCGTGAGTAAGCCAGTGCCTCTAGACAATGACGGCACAGCCAAGGCTGTCGGACAAGACCCTGACATCCTCACAATCAAGCCGTATGACGAAGTCGACCACAATATCATGCTCCGCGCTTGCGGGCTTTTGTAGGAGATAGCCATGGCCAATGAAGTCACACTCTCGCTGTCCGTGGCAGTCGCCAACGGCAACCACAATGAGACGTTTTCCGCGTCTGGTCTGAAGTTCGACCAGGCCGCCCAAGGCGTTCACGCTCAGATCGTGAGCGTGGGCACGGCCGTTGCCACGCTCTCTGTCGGTGCGATTTCTGCGGCTGGCTACGCCGGGTTCCGCAACATGAGTACAGCCACCAGCGGGACGGCGTACGTGGCAATCGGCTCCTATGACGGCACCAACATTCAGGAGTTCTGCAAGCTCGGTCGCGGGGCTGCCGCCGTTGTGCCTCTTGTGCCGACCATCACGCTGGCCGCCAAGGGCTACGGCACCACCGGGAAGATCCGCTACGTGGTCTTTCAGGAGTGAGCCGTGGCTGACACGTTTGGCTTTTCACTTACTGACGCCAAGCGTATCGGCCGGGCGGTTCGCCTGGTTGAGCGGGACGAGCCACGCCAGGACTTGAGCGGCGAGAAGGACGCTACTGTATCGCGTGGTGTGCGGTTGCTGCTCGCCAAGCACGAAGGTACGGCTGGCTGGCCGAAGGAAACCACGGCCACTGTCACCGTATACAACGGCGACCCGTTTGAGTCTGCCATCACGGTTGTGGCACACAACCAGTTTCTGACGTTTTCTACCACCACGCAATGCACGCAGCGATGGGTGGCTCTCGGCAATAACGGGTGGGGCTGGTACGCGATCAACCAAGAAAAAGCGTGCACTGCCACGTGCTCAATGGATTGGGCCGGCGTTGATTTTTCGGCAATGCCCAATTTCGACGCAGACAAGATTCAACTGCTGGGGCACAACTCATCTGGGCCGTGCCTCCAGTGGTATGACATTTTGACCTGCTCTACCGCCGCATGACAGTCATATCGTTCTCTGATGGTCGGGCCGTCATGCGTGACGGGAAGGTGGGCACAGAGCAGGAGTGCTGCTGCTGCTGCGTGACGTTGTACGCAAACCCAAATATCGCTGGTGCCTACCAAGAGGATTGGGACAACTGTTTCAAGCCCGTCTGGCAAACGATCCAGGGACGATTGGCCGATGCAGGATGGACTGCGACCATCAATGAGTCACCTGGCGTTGACCCAAACGGAGACCCATTGGTGCTGGTCAGCATGACGATTGAGCCGTGCTGCGGCTTGAGTTGTGCAGACATTATCGGCAGCATCGAAGGGCCAGACGGAAACGGTGCGTTCAGCGTGGCAGACGGTGATGGGTGGGTTGATACGCAATCGTTTGAGACGTTCAACCCTGGTCCTGGGTGCGGCTTTATCAATTTTGGCGAAATCACGGTAGGCGGCTGCTGTGGTTTAGTTTTAGAATTAGTTGATGCAAACCTGACCGCCGTAAAAGTGTTTACGGCCGGCGGTGCTGGCGATAACGACAGTGCGTGGATCCCCGTCTGCAACCCACTGCCATGATTGCCTGCCGCCTCGCCCATCTCGAGGCCCGGTGCCGCCAGCGTGGGTACACGCTTGAGCAGGTGCGGCCGTGCATCGTAAGCGAGGACGGCGACCGCCTGGTGGTGGACGAGACGCACCCGGCGTACCCGCGAGCGAAGCCGGGCCTCGGTGACATGGTGGCCGCCGGGCTGGACGCCGTTGGCATCACGAAGGAGCGGGTGCAGGCGGTGGCCTCGGCCGTTGGCGTGAAGGACTGCGGGTGCAGGAAGCGTCAGGAGAAGCTCAACGAGCTCGGCCGCAAGTTCGGCATCGGTTGACGCCTCCGCTAGGGTGGCGTGCGAAAGGACTCAGCATGGCCGGCTGGCTCATTGCACTCACGGGCGTGGTCTACGCCTACGTGGCTGCGGATCTCGCGTGGCACGGTAAGGGCGGGCTGGCGATCGCCTACGCCGGGTACGCCTTTGCGAATGTGGGTCTGTACATGGCGGCGAAAGGGTGAGCCATGCCAGACGATCACAACGTCAAGATCGACGGCAAGAGGTGGCTGCTGCGGTTCACCAAGCTCACCGGCGACGCTGCCGGCTGGACGTTCTTTGACAACGCCGCCCGTCCTCGCATCCTCATTGACGAGCGTTCCCGTGGATGGTCCCGCATTGAGACCATCCTGCACGAGATCGCCCACGCCACGCTAGGCCCGAGCATTAGCGAAGAGGCCGTCACAGAGTTGGCCAAGGTGCAGCGGCGTGTTTTGGCGATGCTCTACACGATGACTCCAAAGGAGTGAGCATGGCCAAGGTGACGCTGCTATCGGCCGTCGAGTCTGGCGTGCGCGACCACCTCCCGTGGCTCGCTCGTCTGCCGAAGGCCGCCGTCGCTGAACTTGAGGAACTGCGTGAGCGGTACAAGACCGGGACGCTCGGGCCGAAACCATACGTCGTGGCCCGGCTGGCGATCCAAGCCGGCAAGGCGAATGGATGGTCGATGCCTTCTGAAAAGGTGCTCGCACGATGGCTAAAAAACTAGCGGACTCGGTAGCTAACGAGATCGACGCGGCCCAGCAACTCGCAGCCGATGCGGAGTTGGCCCGGCTGCGGTCTGAGGCTGCCGGGCTGCGGTCCAAGTACAAGGCCGCCCTGGCACAGATCGACCGCGAGCGGGAGCGTGCCGATGCCTTGGCGTCGCTGCAAGGTGTGAAGCCGGTGGCCCTGACCAAAACTGTCAAAGGCCGGAAACGCACCAAGCACGACGCAACGGCGATTCTGATGCTGTCGGACGTGCACTGCGAGGAGCGGGTGCTGCCCGAGACGGTCAACGGCGAGAACGACTATTCACTAGACGTGTGTGAGCAGCGGATGGCCGAGCTTGAGGAACGGTTCCTTGATTGCCTGCACCACGAGCGGAACCAGGCCGACATTCGCCGGGTGCTGATCTGGCTGGGCGGCGACTTCATCACGGGGCACATCCACCCTGACTGCGTCGAGGTGGCCCAGTTGTCGCCGATGAACGCCACCCGGTGGATTGCCGAGCGTCTGCGTGGGCTCATCGACAACGTGGCGAAGAACGCCGACGAGGTCATCGTCTGCACAAACGCCGGCAATCATGGCCGCAGCAACGAGGGCAAGCCAAGGATCGCCACAGAGCTTGACCATTCGTGGGAGCAGCTGATGTACTTCACGCTGGCCCGCGAAGAGAAGAACGCCAACGTGCGGTGGCAGATCGCCGAGGGCCACCTGGGCTACGTGGATCTCGACGGGTTCCTTGTGCGTACTACGCACGGCCACAGCATTCGTTTCGCTGGCGGCGTCTACGGTCTTGCACTGCCGGCGAGCAAGGCAATCGCCCGGTGGGACGCAGGCCGCAAAGCGGACCTCACCATCTTCGGCCACTACCACTCGTGGGGCTGGCTTCGCGGTGCGCGATACGTCGCCAATGGCAGCGTGATTGGACACAGCCCATACGCTGAGCGAGTCGCATCACCAGAGCGGCCGTGCCAGGGCATGGCAATCATCGACCACGGCCGCAACGAGGTGACGCGGGCATATCCATTGTTCTGTGACCGCGATCTACGAAAGGCAAAGGAATGAGCACGACCCTCGAAGACAGCACCGCAGCGATCCGCTCGGCATTTTCAGCCCGCATGGCGGCAACGCCGGCCGATGACCCGAAGATGGTGGGATACGAGCCGTCCTGTTGCGAAGGCGAGCGGATGTGCGGCGACGGCGTGCTGAGCGAGACATACGCCGAATGGGACAGGCTGCGTGGCGACGGGCTGACGCAGACCGGCGTGCACCCAACAAGCCAGGCGTTCTTCGAACTGTGTGATGCCCTAAAGGACATGCACCGGAGGAAGAGCCGGGACTACGGCTGTCCTAGCGGGGAAGACCCGCTGGCGAATATCCGCAACGGTGCGAAGTTTGTCGGCATCCCTTCATGGAAGGGCGCGATGGTCAGGCTGAGCGACAAGGTGACGAGGCTGGCCGCGTACAACGCAACCGGGCGACTGGAAAACGAGAGCCTGGAGGACAATCTCTTTGACCTGGCGTCGTACTCGCTGCTCGCTCTGTTGCTGCACCGCGAGGAGAAGGCGAAGTGACGCAGCCACGGCTACACGTCGTGCCGTGCGAATTCTCGGAGGCTGTTTCTTTTGTACGTCAGCACCATCGGCATCATCGTCCGCCAGTGGGCCATAAGTTCTCACTCGCCGTGGCCGACGAATCCGGCACTGTCCGAGGCGTGTGCATGGTTGGACGCCCGGTGGCCCGTGGTAATGACGATGGGTGGACGCTTGAAGTCACAAGACTCGCCAGCGATGGATGCCCTAACGCTTGCTCGTGCCTCTACAGTGCTGCGTGGCGTTCGGCCAAATCCCTGGGATATAGGCGGTGCATAACGTACATCTTGGATTGCGAGCCTGGCGTGACTCTCAAGGCCGCTGGATGGAAGTGCCTTGGTCAGCGTGGAGGCGGCAGCTGGAACTGCCAGAGCCGTCCTCGAGTGGACAAGCATCCGACGCAGAAGAAACTGCTGTTTGAGGTTACGCAATGAGCGAGCCACTCTCTGACGCCTACCTGCAGCAGTGCGAGTTCGACGCCCGCAAGTTCCAGGGTGCCTACACCGGAACGGCTGGAACGCTCGCCGGCCACGTCATGCGGCTGCTCGCCGAGCTCTCGCGTGTGAAGGGGCGGCTGGCCGTAACGATTGCCCAGCGGGACGAGTTGCCGTCGCTGTCGCACATCCGTGGAGATTGAGCCGGGCGGCGGGTTGAGCGGCGCGGGTTTATCCTTTCCCCACGCCGCTCCCCGCTTGCTCGGTTCAAGCCGCCGGCGGCTCGTTGATATCCGGCAGGTAGTCGAGGTTGGACTCCCGGCCAGTGATGTCTTCGTCATAGTAGTGGGTCTCGGCCATCTCTTCGCTGCTGTGGCCCAGCTGCTTCTTGGCTGAGATTCCGGCCCGCTTCAGGTAAGAGGCCGTCGCCTTGCGGATGCTGTGGAACGGCAGGTATGGCACGCCAGCCGTGCGGCACAGCACCCTGAGAGACGAGTAGCACGACAGCAATTCCCGGTCATCCAACCAGGGCCACACACGCTCGCCAGGAGCCCCCTTGTGCATGGCTAGGTATTCGGCCAGCTGCGGCGTGATCGGGCGTGTAATCGTCTCCCTGTGGCCTTTACGTGTGGCGGCGAGGAACGTCAGGGTATGCCGCTCCAGATCCACCTCGGACCAGCGGAGGGCAAGGACGGCCCCGATCCGCTCGCCGGTCTGGAACATAGCCAAGAGCTTCGTCACCCAGTACCAGGCGGCCGGCTTGCCAGCTACATGGCCCTTTCGGTGCCGCGCCGTCTTGATGAGCCTAGCGAGCTCATCGGCCTTGTACGCCTTCGGCACGGGCTTTGGGACGCGGGGCCGGGCGTAGTCGGGGAACTCGCCTCT